TTTGCCTCGCTCGCATTTGAAAAAAGAAAAACTTAACAATGAAACAACTTTATCCAAATCAAATAGAAGCGGCCAGACGCCATTGGTCCGATTATCAGTCCCGTCTCATGTCTAAAAGAGATAGGATGGAATTTGAAACGAAATCTTCCGTTACTGCTAACAAGCATAGGAAGAGATTTCAAGACAGAAACAATCCTGTATATAATTTCCTCAAAAATCGGCAAATGCCGTCGCCTTACAAGCGGTTACCAAAAGCAGTAGAAGACTGCAGTCGCGTTTTCCCCTATCACCGAGATACATGGGGATGCGCCACCCTTGACAAGCAAAGAACCCTAGACTTAGGGTACAATTATGACTTGGCAAAAGCACCAACAAATGTGGACTACCACGTCTATGACGATTTGAAGGTATTCGACAAGGAAGTCACACCTCAATTTGAGATTCGACATTCCATCAAAGGCTATACAAGAATCACCGATCCAAAGATTGGTCTTGAGTCTTTACGTCGATTTCTTCTTGCTCGTCCCAATGACTACAAGGAAGTAGAGAGAAATTTCAATTCACTCGTTGCAACCCAACACTATCAAACTCGCGATTCCAATTACACGTACGACAAGTACTCTGGCGTCAAAAGTTATCGTGGCTACCAGTTTTCGAGCGCGAAAGCACTCGATTCACAGCTTAAATACGGTCCTGTTAAAAACATGAGGTTTGAAGCAGTATTAAAGCAAGCCATGAAGAATGTTGAAAAGCAATTCCTTCCCACACATAAAGTCCCAGTGCTTACACATGCCCTCGCATCGTACACACTTAACATGCGAGCTTCCGCTGGCTACTCGTTCCCTGGACGAAAGGTCGGCGAAGTGATCGACGCTGTTGAAGCTCGGTCCCGGTTCATTTTCCATATGATCGGTGATCCGAAAACTGACGGCTGTCAGTCCATGTACAGACCCTACTTGCTCGCTCTCCGTGGACATCTCTCCGAGATAAACACTACAGGCGAGTGGTATGAGCGTCAAAAGGTCAGGAACATTTGGAATTCAGATTCGCCTACCCGAATTTTGGAGAACATGTTTCTCGCACCATTAATGGAAGAATTCACTCATAACCCACCCTCAATGCTTGCGTTTGGGAAAGACGCAATGTCTGAACTGCGGAACCAGCTCTCCGATCCAGTGCCACCCGGATGGATCGAGGGTAATACTGATATCTCACAGTTTGATGCTAACATGCACAATTGGGTTTTGGTATGCGCGTTCGAAATACTCGAGAAATGTTTTGATTTTTCACTCAAGATATGTCGAGGTGAACGCGTACTTAAACAGAAGCTCAGCAAGGCCTCAAAGTACAAGAAGCTTTGGGACTCTGTAGTTGAGCACTTTTTGCACGGAAGCATTATGCTGCCTGACGGAAGAATTCTTAAGAAACATGGAAAAGTCGCCTCTGGAACAGGATTTACCCAGATCATCGATTCGCTTGCTAATGCAATACTCCGAGAAATAAGCAAGGTCTCGCACGATACGGTGAGCACGGACAAATTCCTAGGAGATGACAATAATTTCCAACAACTTTTATCCGAGTATGAGAAACTCACACTCAATCACATCACTGCGTTTTATAGTGACATTTACCGGGTTCCGGTTAAACTTTCAAAGTGCAATGTCGTGTACTCATCTGATCACGATCAGGGAATACGCGATCGCGCTGAAATGGTACACATGATATCAATATCAGCCAACAAAGTACGAGAGAAAGCCGTTAGTCGTAACCCCAAACTTGAACAACGCATGCCACAAGCATTTTTACCAACTTTGATAGATATCCATCAAACTGGCCGTACCTTTCTTGGGTACCGCTTTGACAATGGCCTCCTTGTTCGACCAGATCATGAGTGGTTTTGCAGAGCAATCTATCATGAACGCCATACAGCAACAGTCGCGCACGCTGCGTCTCGTTTGCTTGGCTTGCTTTTAGTCGGCGGTGTGAACAGTGAGCTTTTCCTGAAGTTCTGCTATTGGTGGTGGGACCGCCACCCTGAGCTTGAAACAATGCACATTCCTGTTTCAAAGCAAGCAGTACGACTCGCACGATACGTTTTTCATATTGATGCAAATCTAATGAAAATACCAACGATCCGACAATTGGACGTTGAAGTTGCGAAAAGATTTCTCTGGACAGGAGAAAGACCTTGGAATCCAGATTGATTCCCTGACTAACTTGAGACATAGTACTCGAGTTCCCCTAGTACGTAGTACAACACTACCGAAGAAGAATATTAAAAAAA